CCGCTAGCGTGGCCCGGGAATTGAGCATTTTTAGGGTCCGAAAAACGGGATTTCGGTTTCGCTTTGCAGGTCTCGACCGCCGACCTCGCGCAGGTCCTGGGGATCACCGATCGCCGGATCCAGCAGCTAGAGAAAACCGGGGTTTTCCGCCGGCTTGCGCATGGCGAGTGGGAGCTGGCCGACAGCGTGCAGTCCTACCTGCGGCACCGGCTGCAAAGCGAAACGGCGAAGCGATCGCGGAGCACCGGCGGGTCGGCCGACGCGAGGCTGAAAGAGGTCAAGGCGCAGCGCGAGCAGCTTCGGCTGGCGCGCGAAGAGGGCGAGCTGGTGACGCTCGCCGACGCGGTCTTTGCGATGGATCAGGTGGCCGGCGCCGTCGCGCTCGAGGTGAACAACATCCCGGCCCGGTACACGCGCGATCTTGATGAACGCGACCGGCTGCGACGCGAGATCGACGCCGCCCTCCGCAAGGTGGCCGATTGCATCGGCAAATGCGCCAAAGCTCTTGGCGCGCGCGGAGAGGCTGATCCGTCCGTCGAAGAGGACGACGCCTGACCAGTGGGGATCGGAGAACCGGGAGTATCCGCCAACAGCGGACCGGCCGGGACAACGGGACCCGTATCTGACGCCCTACATGGTGCCGTTCGGCCGCGCGGTCGCGGCCAAGCGACACCGCCGCGTGATACTCGGGTGCTCGGCGCAGACCGGGAAGACCGAGACGTTTCTCGACATCCTCGGGCAGCGGTTCGATCAGCATCCCGGTCCGACGCTCTACATCGGGCCGTCGAAGCAGTACCTGACCGAGCAGGCCGAGCCTCGGATCATGGATCTGCTCGACCAGGCGCCGTCAATTGCGGACAAGGTCGCCCGCGGCAAGCGGATGACCAAAACCAGAAAGGTCATCGCCGGCGTTCCACTGCGGCTTGCGCATGCCGGCTCGTCGACCGCGCTGAAGAGCGATCCGTTCAGCCTGGCGCTGACCGACGAGGCCGACGAGCTGATGGCCAACGTCAAGGGCCAGGGCAACCCCCTGGCGCTGATCGATCGGCGCGGCGACACCTACGCGGATTTTGTGCACGCTATCGTCTCGACGCCCTCGGAGGGCCGGCCGGAGACAGAAATCGACCCGGCTACCGGGCTCGAATTCTGGACAACCGCCGATCTCGCCGAAGTATCGAGCACGATCTGGAAGCTGTTTCTGCAAGGAACGCGGCATCATTGGTGCTGGCAATGCCCGCATTGCCGCGAATACTTCGTGCCGCGGTTCAAGTGCCTGCAGATCGAGAAGGATTGGACGGCCGCCGAGGCGCGTGCCAAGGCCTGGGTTGCGTGCCCGCGCTGCGGCTGTGAGATCGTCGAGGCCGATAAACAGGCGATGAACCGGAACGGGCGCTATGTCGCGCCCGGGCAGACGATTTCGGCGGACGGGACCGTCGCCGGCGAGCCGGCGCCGAACACGACGATCAGCTTCTGGCTGTCGGGTCTCGCCTCGCCGTTCCGCAGCTTTGGCGATCGTGCGGCCGAATTCGTTGAGGCCCGCGAGTCAGGCGACCAGAGCCAGGTTCAGGCCGTCATCAACGGCAGCTTCGGCGAGGTTTACCTGCCCGGCGCCGGCGATCTGCCGGAGTGGCAGGAATTGGGCCGGCTGCGCCGGCCGTACGACCCGCGCACGTTGCCGATCGGCATCGTGGTGCTGGTCGCGGCGGTCGACGTGCAGGCCGATCGGCTGGTCTACGTCGTGCGCGGGTGGGGCGCTCGCGGACGGTCCTGGCTCGTCGAGCATGGCGAGATCCTCGGCGACACCGCCGACACAGAGGTCTGGTATCAGCTTTCGGAGTTCCTGGCGGACCCGATCGACGGGTTGCCGATCAAGGTCATGTTCATCGACTCGGGATTTCGCCCGGGCAAAAAGTTCAACGTCCCAGAGCACCGGGTTTACGAGTTTTGCCGGAGGCACCGGCGGGTCGCATTTCCGACCAAGGGTCGCAAGACGCAGCGAGTGCCGCTGGTCAAATCGAAGATCGAGGTAAAGCAGGACGGCAAAGCGGCCAAATACGGCCTCGACCTGTTCCTGCTCGACACCGATCACTGGAAATCGTTCGTCCACGAGCGGATCCGCTACAGCGTCGACGCCCCGGGCGCCTGGCTGCTGCACGCGAAGACGACCGACGACTACCTGCGCCAGCTCGTCAGCGAGGTGCGGGTCACGTCAGGCACGAGCTTCGAATGGGTCGAGCGCTCGCGGCAGAACCATTATCTCGATTGCGAGGCGATGGCGGCCGCGGCCGGGTTCCTGCTCGGGGTGCAGCGGCTCCGGGAAATGGCGGTCCTAGACGCGAACTCGACGTCTAAACCGCAAAAAACCCGCCAAGACGGCAGGAAAACGCAAACGAACGCAGCGGCCACTCCCCCGGCCGAGGCGGCGGAGGCGCCCGCTTCCCCTCCCCCTCGGGAGGCGAGCGCTGGTGCCGCGTCGGCGAAGCCGGCGGCGACGAAGAGCTATGACCGCTTCGCCAAACTGTCGGCGGGGCTGAACCGAAGACGATAGTCACGCACCCACGGAGCAACCCCATGGCCGGGAAATTGCCGATCGGCAGCGTCCCGGCGGCAGGCCGCACGGGTTTCGGGGCGCCGGCGCTCGGCCGCGCCGGCGCCAGCTACATGCGCGGGGAGCGCAGCGCCGTCTTTGCGAATTGGTGGCCGGGGCTTCGGGATTCGCGCGACGACGTGCGCGCCTCTTATGTGCGCGCCGCGGCGCGGACGATCGACGCGATGCACAATTCCGGTTGGCTGGCCGGCGCGGTCAACCAGTCGATCGCTGCAATTATCGGCACCGGGCTGCGCCTGGCGGCGAAGCCCGACGCGCAAGCCTTGCGCTGGGGCCCGACGGCGGCAAACGAATGGGCCCGCGCGGTCGAGCGCCGGTTCGAGGCCTGGGCCTCGACGCCGCTCGAATGCGATGCGGCCGGCAAGAACACGCTGGCGCAGCAATGCGCCTCGGGGCTGCGGTCGCACCTGTCGCACGGCGAGATCGTCGGGCTGGTGCAGTGGATCAACCGCCCGGTGTCGCAGACCCGCACCAAGGTCAAGCTGGTGCCGGCGCACTGGCTGCTGCAGGACAGCGACGGGCAGAACCTCTTTCAGGGGGTGCGGGTCGACCGCGACGGCATGCCGGTGAAGTACCGGATGCAGCTCGGCCCGGCCGGGATCGACAATAACGGCCCCGTTGAGATCGACGCGCGGGACGCCTGCGGACGGCCGCGCGTCATTCACATTTTCGACGGCGATGTCGGGCAGATGCGCGGCATCTCGCCATTCGCGCCGGCGCTGCGGCTCGTGCGGCAGACCGACCAGCTCAGCGACGCCACCCTGACGGCGGCGCTGATCCAGACGATCCACGCCGCGACGATCAAGTCGCAGGCGCCGACGCAGGACGTGCTGGCCGCGCTGCAGAGCGAGACCGAACAGGGGATGACGCAGGGCCTCTCCGGCGGCTCCATGGCGGATTACCTGACCGCGACGACCGGGTGGTACAGCGAGGCGAACATCGACCTCTACGGGCCCGGCGCGCTCGGCAAGATCGCCCATCTGTTTCCTGGCGAGGAACTGGAGTTCCTCCGCTCGGAGCACCCGAACGAAAACTACGAGGCGCAGTCGCGGATCCTGCTGCGCGAGATCGCGCGGGCGATCGGCATGGGTTACGAGACGCTGACCGGCGACTACAGCGGCGCGACCTATTCGAGCGTCCGCATGGAATCGAGCGTGCAGTGGCCGGTCATCCTGTGGAAGCGGCTGCACATCGCCGCGCCGCTCTACCAGGTCGCGTTCGAGGCCTGGCTCGAAGAGGACATCGACTCCGGCGCCACCCCGTTCCCGGGCGGTCTCGACGCGTTTGTCGCGAACCGTGCGGCGGCATGCCGGGCCGACTGGCGCGGGCCGCCGCGGCCACAGGCCGACGACCTGAAATACGCCAAGGCGGTCGAGGTCCTGTTCAACCTCGGCCTGATGACCGCCGAACAGGTCTGCGCCGAGCTCGGCGCCGACTGGGAAGACATTTTCGAGCAGCTGAAGCGCGAAGCCGATCTGCGCCAGAAGTACGGCCTGCCCGACCCGCGGGCGCCGAAGCAGGACAAGCTCGCCGACGCGCTCGCGACCGAGACGGAAGGCGCTTAAAGCAATGTTCGACGCACGCCTGGTCCCGGAGCCGTTCTGCGCCGTCCAGAAGCTGCCGGGCTGCCCGAGCTGCGGGGCGCGGCACCCGCTGGCGCACAACCCGCCGCGCGAGGCGGGGCGGTGCCCGGTCTGCGGCGCGCGCCTGGCGGCACCCGAAAAACCTGTCGAGGTCCCGGCGGTTCTGACCGGGCCCGGCGCCGTTTTCCGCGCGGCACGCGCGCTGCTGGCGATCGGCGCTGCGCTGCGCGCCCTCAGCAAGAGGCTCTAGCGAATGAACGCGACCATTTCGACCGGGGCGGCGTCGGGGCGTGCCGCGCCGCTCCCCGGTCTCGGCAAGATCGGCAAGACCGTGTTGGGCTGGCTGGCGACGGTGTTCACCAATGCCGGCGCCGCGATCGTCACCAACCGGATTATCCAGGCCGGGACCGCGCCTAAGAACATCGGCTGGGGAACCGGCACGAACGCGGCGGCGGTCGGCGACACCGCGCTGCAGACCGAAGCGGCGCCGACGACCGGCGGCGGCCGCACGGTCGGAACGGAAAGCCGCACGACCGTCACCAACACGAACGACAATTACCGGGTCACCGGGACCGTATCGGCGACGACCAACCTGGCGGTGACGGAAGCCGGGCTGTTCGACGCGGTATCGGCCGGCAA